CCAAGTCTTGCATTGTTTTTCTTTGCAGGTGGTTGGTTAGGTGTTGCATGTCTTGCCGCAGTTTGGGTAATATCAAACTTCGAGTTAGAAGCACTTAACTATCTTGAACACTATGGTCTATGTCGTGTTAAAAGCGAGCCAATAGATTATAGACACTCATGGGATAATTCTACATTATTCACAAGTTGGTTCTTCATTGAGATTGGTCGCCAGGCTGATCATCATGACAGAGGTGAAACACACTTCTGGGAACTTGACGAAGTAGGCGCACCTAACACAGGTGTAGGTTACTTTACACTCTTTGCGTTAGCATTGATACCTCCTGTGTTTAATCGCTTTATGAAAAAGCATTTAGACAACTGGGACAAAAACTTTGCAACCGAAGCAGAAAGAGAAATAGCGAACTCTTTATCTTAATCCTCGCTGGGGGTGCAATCACAAGTTGCACCCTTTCTTTCCAATTGTAACAAAAGTTTAATCTTCACTCTTGACTTTTATTAAAACCTGTGCTATAAATAAAACTGTTTATAAAGTAATTCGTATTTTATAAATGAATAATCGTCGGGCATCGTCGAGCCCGATCTTTTTTAACTTGTGAGCGATGTGGTAAAAGCATCAAGCAGATAGGAGAAATAAGAATGGACGCACTCACCCTATGGATGGCAATAGGTTTCGCCTTTGCCGCTTATTCCGTAATAGCAAATGATTCCGTACAGACTCTCGGTACATGGATTGCTTCGAATAATGAGAGATTCAATTGGAAAATTATGTGGGGGTGTGCAAGTGCAGTTCTCCTTTATACATTGTGGTACGGTTGGACAGTGAATGGTGGAGACATTAGTTATGGACGACTAAACAAAATACCATTCCAAGAAATACAATGGTATCACGCAATGGCACCAGCATTACTTTTAATACTAACAAGAATTGGCGTACCGGTGAGTACGTCATTTTTAGTTTTAAGTGCCTTTGCAAGTACATTTGTATTAGAGAAGATGCTCGTAAAGAGTATGATGGGTTATGCAGTGGCGGCAGTCGCGGCATATATTATTTGGATAGGAGTTACTAAACTACTTGATGAAGCAAAGCCTGTCAAAGAAGAACATAAGAAAGCATGGCGTGTAGCACAATGGGTAACAACAGGCTTCCTGTGGTTTACTTGGCTCAGTCATGACATGGCAAACATTGCCGTGTTCCTACCAAGACAGATACCTTGGGACCTTATGGTATTAGTAAGTCTTATATTTGTATTTGGATTAGGATACATGTTCCGTGAAGGCGGAGGTAAGATACAAAATATTGTTATTGAAAAGCACAACACAAGATATGTTCGTAGTGCTACAATAATTGATGCAGTATACTTTTTAATACTATTGTTCTTCAAAGAAATAAACGATATACCTATGTCAACAACATGGGTGTTTGTTGGACTACTATGTGGACGTGAACTTGCTATGGCAACTATGACAGGCAAGGAAAAGTTCAAGACAGTATTTCCACTTGTAACTAAAGACTTCATTAAGATGATGATTGGCTTGGGTGCTTCTGTGGGAGTAGTGTTAACGATACACTATGTTATTGTTCCTAACGGTATAGGACTGTAATTCATAAAAATAGGGTGCCTTCAACAAGCACCCTATTTTATTGATCTTTAGATATTATCTTCTGTAGGTACTATTGATCCATTACCAAATAAATCAACAGCCTTCCAAGCAGAATACATTTTCCACTTAGGTACTGAAGGTTCAGCATCTACCATGCCATACCAGAAAACCATATCAGAGGCTTTCTTTGCTGACTTAACAAGTGCTTCGTCTTGTTTGTCTTGCATCTTGTGTCTGTATTGTCTAATTGTTTTGTACAGTAAATCATGTATGATGGCGCTACGTGCTACATCAAACGGTGCTATTAGCCACCACATTGCTCTTGGTACTGATGCTAAATCAGTAACAAATCCAGTAGGAACAGTTATTTTTGAACCTTTGAGTTTAACACCCACGCCTTTTAATGCTTTAAGTTCTAATTCTGTTAACTCTGGACAATCATATGACAAATCACGACCCAGTACCCATTTACGTGGCGGGTTGAACTCTGCCATGATTTTGTTATTAAAAGTTCCCATATTATACTCCCTCTTAGTTTATAAACCTTTTTGCAGTAATATTTATTTGTAATTGCCATAAATAGTAGTAAGGAAACTGAACACTATGAAAAAACGCACAAGATCAATCTTAGAAGAATTAAACAATCTACATAGAGATCGTGATAATGATTCGCTAATCGCTACTACAGGTACTAATATTATAGAAAGTGCAGTAAACTTGCTTTCACGTATTAACGAACAGTACTCAGAAGAAGAAGCATTAGACATTGAACGTAGATTCCTAAACTCAATTAGAACTGGCGATACTAAGAAATTTAGACGTGGTATCCAAAAAGTACAGGAAAGTAGAAAAAATGATTCTTAATGAAGGTGGTAACGTATTCAAAGACCAAGATGGTAAGCCTACTACTCAACGCATTCAACAAGCAGACGTAGACCCAACATTAAAGTGGATTGAGTCAATCACTGGTATGGACCATGTTAACATGAAGTTAGGTTCAACAGGAATTAAAAGTTCAAGTGGTGACTTAGATGTTGCAGTAGACAAAGACAAGTACGATAAGTCAGAAGTTGAAACAAAACTTATGCAGTGGGTACAAAAGAATCACCCAGACGATGAACCAAGACAGTGGGTAGCCAAGTCAGGTATCAACGTACACTTCAAAGCACCCATCAATGGTAAAGAAGGCAACGGATTTGTACAGTTAGATTTAATGTTTGGTGAGCCAGACTTTATGAAGTTCGCACTAAAAGGTTACGGTGACGATACAAAGTACAAAGGTGTACACAGAGCAATATTAATTTCAAGCATTGCAAAGTTTCATGGTTACAAGTTTAACAGTCAAACAGGACTTGTTGATAGAATTAATAATAAAACAGTTTCAAAAGACCCAGACGAGATTGCACAGTATCTTTTAGGCGACAATGCCAAAGGTGCAGACTTAGATAGTGTTGACTCTATTGTTAACAAAATTAAAAGTGATCCTAACTATGATGCAATGACGGCAGACGCTGTTAAGTATTTTGAGAAGGACGGATTAAAACTACCAGAAGCAGTTCAGTATGAAGGACGTGAATGGTTTAGAAACACATTGGATAAGTTAAATGAAGTTTAGTGAAATAAAAAAAGAAGCACCTGATACACAGGGCGGTTACAAAAAGCCTGCACAGTTTGATCCTAATGATATGGGGATTACAAAAGGTATTAAGAAAGTAGCCGGTGCCGCTAAGAAAAACTTTAACACAGGAAGAAACTTGGCCGCAGTTGGATCAGGTAAGAAAGATGCAAGTGTGCTTGGCCTGATTGGTGCAGTTAAAGATGCAGGTAGTGAAATCAAAGGAGCCGCCAAAGGTGCTTACTCTGAACCAGGAGCAGAGCCAGTAGACGGTGACTTGGCACAAACTAAAAAAGACAGACCAGATCAAAAGTTTCAAAAGAAACAAGACGGTGGAGATGCAAAACCACAACAACAAAAAGCACAGCCTAAGAAACGTGATCCTAAATTAGTTAGTGATCCTATTAGAGGCGTAGATGATTATACAAATGGTGCACAGTTTATTCACCCAGAGAACAGACTTTCATATCAATATGATGCAACAGATAAAGTATGGAGACCACAAACTACTGACCGAAGCATTAAGCCAATAGACCAAGTTAAAGGTAAAGACTTTTTTAACAAAGACAAGAACCGTACAAGAATGTTAGAAAGTTTAGATGCACGTATCCAACACATAGAAGATTTAATTTTCTTTAATGGTAGTGCAGGTGCAAAGAGAGCATTACAAAAAATTAGAGCAATGGCGGAGAAGACAGACAATGTACAAATCAAATGGGATGGATCTCCCGCAGTCATTTTTGGCCGCGATGAAAATGGAGAGTTTATACTCACAGACAAAGGAGGCTTTGTCGCAAAAGGATATGATGGAAAAGCAAAGAGTCCAGAAGCAGTTAACAAAATGTTCTTGGCCAGACCCGGAGCAAAGAATGATCCTAAAGGTTTTAAAGCATTAGGAGCCAACATGGCAAAGGCTTGGCCTATTATGGAAAAGGCTACACCTAAAAACTTTAAAGGTTACTTTAAAGGAGACATGCTATACTTCCATGAGCCACAACAAGAACAAAACATGTATCACTTCAAACCTAACATTGTACAATACACAGTTAAGACAGATAGTGATTTAGGTAAAGAGATTAATAAAAGTAAGATAGGGGTAGTAGTTCACAGAGTCATTGACGAAGATGGTAACGAACAACCATTCAACGACTTTGACATTATGGAGGGTACAGATTTACTTGTGATTCCTCCAGTAACAGTTTCAGAAACCGTAAAGGTTGATGAAAGTTCAATAGGGAAGTTAGAGAACATCATCTCAAGAAACAGTAGTGCTATTGACAGTTTCCTTGACAAAGCAAAACTTAAACAGATGCAAGTTACTGACTTCCCGAACATATTGTACACTTATGTAAACCAGAAAGTAGACTCCGGCTTAGAAAACTTAGGCCGTGACTTTATTAAATGGATAGGATCTTCTAAGGTTAGTGCAAACAAACAAAGAAAGATACAAGAGTACATTAGTGAGAACGTAAGTACATTCAGTGCTATATGGGATACCGTAAACGGCATCATGAATGTAAAAAATAACATCATTGATCAATTGAACAACCAAGATGCAGATGTAAAAGCAACCATTAACGGACAACCGGGTGGTGAAGGTTATGTTGTAACTGGTTCCAAGGGTGATATGAAACTTGTCAACCGAGGCAAGGGCGGGTTTACTCAAGCCAATAGATCGGTACAAAGATAATAGGAGCAAACAATGAAACTAAAAGAAATGTTAGATGACGTGAAAATGCACGAAATCGATGACGACATGAGAGACTTAGGACTTGGCGGTCCTGATATAGCAGACGATGATGATGCAGGCATGGATGCTGAATTCAAAAACACACCAATGATTATCCAAGTAGGCAAAGTACTTGACTCAAGAGGTAATCCAAACCCAGTAAAAACTTGTAAGACTGATGATGGTAAAGAAATGCCATGTAGTCCAGAACAAGCGGCAACAATTAAAATGTTGTTAACTACTGATAAAGTTAAACCTGCAATCAAACGTGAGTTTACAAAAGACGTACAGAATAGTGAAACACTTGGTATGCTTTTAAAAGCAGGTAGCAAAGACGATATGATTAGAGCATTCCTTGAGAAGTATGTTAAAGGTCAAGGAGACGCACCAGAGAGAAGTAACTACACCTAAGATGATGGATTTCTTAACAGAACTGCACGAAGCGAGAATGACTCGCGATAGCGGCAATCAACGTGTATTAAGTTACACAGATTGTTGTGAGCGACTATACCTTACTATGCTCGTCCTTGAGTTATTAAGAAGGTATCCTCAGTTTGCTCCAGTTGCTCACGGTTATGCTAAGAGAACAACAGACAGAGATAGTTACAAACACTTTAGAATGTATGCAACAGATTTATATAACTTTGCATACTTTGTACAAGGTGATGAAGAAGCATTAAACAAACTTAAAGATCCCAAAGCGGCAATGGCTATTCGTAGAAGAACTACATTGCCTGCAATGGCATTCAATAGATATTTGATGGCTATGTCAACAGGCAGGGTAACTTCTTTAAATGACCAAACAGTATTCTTAGGTATTGAAAGTGCTTTGAATATTGTAAACACAGACTACAAAGCAATACGTAGAAGTTTATTCAACTTCAATAGATTATCAACAGGCGACAAAAAGAAAATTGTTACACGTTTGTTGTATGCTTGTAGAGCAAAACTAAGAAGCAGTGACATCATTGAACACTTAGAAGCATTGGCGGCAGTTAGAGATCTTGAATCTGCTAAGGTTAGAGATCCAGAGCCAACTGTATCAATACCAGATGTAAGTGTTGACATAAAAGACTTAGGCTTCTATAGATTCTTACTTGGCACAAAGAATTTAATGCTTGCCAAGAAATTTATTGAGATGGCCGTTCAAGGTAAACCTATTCCTCCACAAATGGTTAGAGCATACATGCCTGCCATTAAAACTATAGATAATATAGTAAAAGGCGGTCCTGCATTCATTTCCATGCTAAAAGCACTGGAAAGACGTGCATTACAGAGCCAAACTTCCAAAAAAGACTAAATAATAGTAACAACTTCATAGAGTAATGAAGATGTCATTTAAGAGAAGAAGTATTTCTTTATTTTAACATAGGAGAAAAAAAATGGCTGGAATAGCACAAGGAAACGGCGGAATCGCTAAAGCAGGAAATGGTTTAGGTGGAAAAACAAGAATCATCAACCTTGCAAAAACTAACATGACACAAGCAGAATTAGATGCGGCGTTAACATATCTTGCGGCAGGTGATGTTGCTGGAACTAACGATGCACACACAATCGCTGGTGTATCTGTTTTAACTGAATCAGGTGTGTTCACAAGTGGAACTACTGATGCAGTACAAGTTGCACTTCAAGGAACTGGCGCATTTACTGCGGCGGCTGACTTTGGAACTGGTTCAACTGGAGTAACTTCAAGTTTACTTGCAGACTTTGACCAAAACCCTGCGTAATTAGTTTTTAACTAATACGAAGTTTAAAAGGGCTCAGTTTTTACTGGGCCCTTTTTTTATGACTATAAGTAATACTATGAAAGTCACGATCAGAACCCTAATAGATATTACGGAGACTCGTAAGTATAAACACAACGAGGCTGATAAACAGTTAATCAATCAACAAGCCAACTTCATGAGTTTCTTTAACTGTTTGAGTATGCGTTTCAATCCTTACTACGAAGTAAGTCCATTATGTTCTGAACAAGACGTAACTGGGGTTTTTGGTACAGACTTTACGGGTAAACATAAAGTTTGGGATTTTGAGTTTGATGTTGAAACAGCAGTTGCAGGAACAGATCTTAATACACTTAAAGATGATTTTGATTTAGTACCTGTGGTAGCGAACCTAACAGAATCGATAAATACTGATAACAAAGCATTTAGAACAAAGAGTAAGAAGAAGTGTAATATCATCTTTATCTTACCAGAGAATGCAGAGTAAAATCAGTATAAATATTATTATAATTTAGGCAAACATTACATCTCAATTAGGTACATAATAGGCCCCTTGCACGATAAACACGCAATGGAGAGAACAGATGGCAAGAGCCACAAGTTTAGAAAAAGAAAATTTAGAAGCACACGTAGACTTGTGCGAACAGAGATATAAATCCTTAGAAGGTCGTTTAGGTAAGATCGAAGAAAAGGTAGAACATATCCATTCGGACATACAAAACGGCAATAAGTCTATGATCAAAGTAATCGTTGGTGCTTCCGGAACTATTGTAGCAGGGCTCCTTTCTACAATAATCGTTATCCTTATCAACTTCAACTAATCCTTAAGACACTAAATACAAGTGTTATGTTAATAGAAGATATTATCGCACCTCTTGTAGAAAAACAGATATGGGCTCGTTCAGGTAAGAAAGTAGTCCGTAAGTATCGTTGTACCACAGGACATCGCAAAGGGCGTATTGTATCTAAGATAGGACAGTGCTTTGCCGCACCGAATATCAAAGCAAAGATACGCATGAAGAAAACAAGAGCCAGACTTGGTGCAAGAATGGCACGTAAGGCAAGAAGAACTAAACGTACTAATCCAGCAAGTATCAGAGTAAGAACTATGAACAGATCTGGAGCAGGGTTTAAAGTGCCTAACAAACGTATAGCAATTAAGAAGAGAAAGTAATGATTGTTAGTGAGATAATTACAGAAGGAGCGTTACAAATTGCAGGCCGACGTGGTGGTAAGATTGTGCGTAAATACAGATGTACAACAGGCTCACGTAAAGGACGTATTGTTGCAAAGCCAGAAACTTGTAACAAACCTAAAAGGGTACAAAGTTCGATTAACATAAAGAGAGCAAAGGCAAGACGTGGTAGTGCGATGAAGATTGCAACGGCACGTAGAAAAAGAGCAGGAGGTCAGTCACAACGCTTGGCAAGGATTAACAGGTCAGGCAGACGTAACCTGAAAAACATTAGACCTAAAACAAGAAGTAGAAAGAGATCAAGATAATGAGATACAACGAGATTCAACTTACTGAAGAACGTGCAAGAGAAATTCTTGCAAACAAGTATCCTCATTACACTCCAGAACAGATTGACGAGGCAGTCCCAGCAATGTTAGGTGCAGTCGCAGGAGCGGCAGGCAAGTTAGCAATGAAAGGTGCCGCGGCCGCAGGTAAGATGGCGGCTAAAGGTGCAGGAGCAGTTGCGAAGGCAGGTGCAAAAGGCATTGGCAGAGTAGGGCAGAAGATGGGACAGATGGCCGCGAAAGGTGCTAAAGGCGCCGCACAGAAACTTGCAACAAAGGCAGTGAATAAAGCACAAGGTATGGTTGCTAACAAGATGGCACAGGCAGTATTAAAACCCGGAAGTACTCTTCCGATGCCAGATGCACAAGGAAAACAACAAGACTTTGAAATAGACAGTGTTAAGGGCAATGAAGTAACACTGAAAAATCCAAAAGCCAAACCAGGCGAACCAATAAAAACAGTTCATGTTAAAAAAGATTTGGATCCAATTATCAAGCAAATGACAACTGGATAACCAATGAAAATTAACGAACTTTTACAGACTTTTACAATAGCATTAAGCAATGAGGAATCAGAAGTATTGAACCAAATGTCTAAAGGAGATGTTACTCCTATTCATGCTTACACTGAAAGAGAGCAATTCGTGATTGAATCTCTTATCAGAAAGGCTTTAGTAAGTAAAGTAGTTAAAAACGGTAGAATACTGGTTATGGCAAATGAAACATACAAACCCTAATATAACTAAACTCTTAAACGAGATAATGGATGCCGAACTGGCAGAGTATCCCGTACCATATAAAAAGGGTAATAGCATACGCATAAAGAATGTTGTCATGCGTAGAAACGGTAAAGGGTATCATGTATTCAATCTTGTAGACAAATCCCATGTAATCTTTACCCCGTCTAAGACTACTGCACTTGCAATCGCACATTGCACAGCACATGGGTTACACCATTCTGTATCTGATATTAAGCGTTTAGAGTCTAAATTGAGTAAATACTATAACGATGCTATATTTTATAAGTATACTGTAGAGCATAGTAAGGACGAAATACGTGCAGATTCGGCGCAAATGCGGTTTGAGATAGCAATGGACGAATGTATGCGTATCAGGGATCAAATTGAGAACTATCTTTTTGATAAATAAATATAGTTAAAAGGAACAAGCAATGAGAATAAGCCATTTTAATAAACCGATCACAGCAAAGAGCTTGAACGAAAGCCTTGATAAAAGATTCGGACAAACAGTAGACGTAGATAAGTTTTCAACTGATCAATTAATGGACGCAAGAAACAAATTGCGTACAGCATTACATGATATCGAAACTAACGAATCATTTGATGCAGTAGGTAACGAAGATTACCAAAAGAAAAGTATGTTCCTTAAAGTTATTAACCAGGCAATTGATGAAAGAGCACATATTGTAGAAGGCGATGTAGAAGCAGACAAAGCAATCACAGAAGGCGCTGAAGAAGAAGCAACACTTGTTATGGCCGCAAAGGACATGGTTGACAGAGTTACAGGCTGGATGGAAGACACAGCAGAAATGCAAACAGAATCAATGCTTGAAATAGGCGACAAGATTAGAGATGAAATGGGCAGTGAACAATCTGAATCATTCATAGGAACAGTTAAGCCAGCATTAGAACAATTATTCACAACACTTGAAACAACACGTGACGCATTAACAGGCGGCGTAGCCGTACTGACAGGCGAGGGTGCACCAGAAACAATGGGCGACGAAGCACCAGCAGAAGAAGATCCAGAAATGGAACCAACAGTAGACGCAGAAGCAGAAGCAGAAGCACCAGCAGAAGAAGGTGGTGATGAGTTTGCCGCGGCAGAGCCAGCAACAGGTGGCGAAGAAGACGCAGGTAGACCAGCAAGAGAAAGCATAGAGCGTTCACGTAGACTTGGTACTATACTTGGAGGTGCTGACTCAAAAAAAAAGTAATTGAGTCTGCTTCACCCAATCTAACGAAAATCTTAAATTTACTTGTAAAAAACAAAACTGAAAAAGTCTCTTGGGACGAACTTAACGGTTACATGGATAACATGGGCGGTGAGCAACATGACCAAGAGACTTTCAAAGCAGTTTACGACCAGGATCCAATAGTACAAGAACTTGTTGCAAGTTTTGATCCTGAAGGCATAACACTCAAAGGTGGCGAAGAACCACAACAACCTGCACAAGGCGATGACACAGTTGACCAAATGGCTCAAAGTGCTACTGCCAATGCAATGCAATAATCCACTTATAAAAAAACACTTGACTTTATAACGTAAGTACTATATAATGTACGCTACGACTAAAGGTAAGTAATGGAAAATTATAAAGAAGTTGCAGATCAATGGACTTGGCATTCTCTCTATCCTCAATATAGAGAGTTTGAAGTATTATTTGATAAAATTATTGCAGATGACGAAAGCACCGGCACTACAACTGTAGATGGCGAGCAGATCTATATTCCAAAAGATAATCAAGACTACCAAAGAATACAAGATAGATTCTTTCTATGGCTTGAACAGCAACTTGCATTTAAAAATATAACCGAATTCAAATGTATTGAATCTTGGATCATCTACTATCAAAAAGGTGGATACCAAGGACTTCATGTACATCAAGGAGATATGGATAAGAATACTTTTAGTGCCGTTATACACTTAGATGATGTTCCAATATATCATAATACAAAGAATAAGTTTAACGGTATGCTTTTTTCAATAATGCCAGAACCCAATGGATACCAACACCCACAACACTTTCCAAGTGTACAAGGAGGCATAGTATGCCTTGAAGGTAAAGTGTGGCACGGTGTGTATCCTACCGACAGTATTAGACGTACTGTCGTTTACGATATCGAATATAAGAGGAAATAATTTTGTCATTAATTACAGAACGCTATCAGTATAGCGAAATCAAAAAACAGTCTGTTGACGGTAAACGTTTGTATGCTTGTCCAGATGGTAATGCTGTCGCAAGTGTTACTACAATCTTAGATAAAACAAAAGACAAGTCAGGATTGATTGCATGGAAGAAACGTGTAGGAGAACAAAAGGCCAAAGAGATTGTTACTGAAGCGGCTGGTGTTGGTACACGTATGCACAAGTACCTTGAAGACTATATTGAACTTGCAGAATGGCCACAGCCAGGCAGTAATCCATATGCCCAACAGGCACATAAAATGGCAACAGTAATTAAAGAAGAAGCAATGACGCATGTAGATGAAGTATGGGGATCAGAGATTAACTTGTTTCATCCTAAGATCTATGCAGGAACTACAGACCTTGTAGGACAATACAAAGGACAGCCTGCTATTATGGACTTTAAACAAACTAACAAACCTAAGAAAGCAGAATGGGTAGAGGATTACTATTTGCAACTTGTAGCCTATGCCTTAGCACATAACGAAATATACGGTACAGATATTAAGGAAGGCCACGTATTCATGTGCAGTCGCGACTTACAGTATCAACAGTTCGATTTATTACCAGAAAACTTTGCAGAGTGGGAGCAAAAGTGGTGGGATCGTGTGTATATGTACTACGATAAGTTCGCTTGAAGTCGATAAATACTAATAACAATTTAGGAGTTAGTAAGTGGCTGTAGTTCAAATATCAAGAATTCAAATACGTAGAGGACGCAAAAACAGTGGTTCAGGAATACCTCAACTTGCAGGTGGTGAACTTGGCTGGGCAGTAGACTCACAAGAACTATACATTGGTAACGGCAGTGTTAGTGAAGGATCACCGGCAGTAGGTAATACAAAAGTATTAACTGAAAACGATAACCTTTTTACACTTGCAGATCAATACACTTATCAAGATGGCACAATCCAAACTGGTGCAACAGTTAGTGGACCAATCAAAAGAACACTTCAAAGCAGATTAGATGACATCGTTAGCATTAAGTCTTTCGGTGGAATAGGTGATGGTTCAGATCAAACTTCAACACTACAACGTGCTATTGATCAGTTGTTTATTAACACTGCTTCAAAAGGTACAACACAAAGTAGAGTTACACTTGTTTTAGAAGCAGGTACATATAACATTTCAAACTCAATTAAGATACCTCCACACGCAACTATCAAAGGTGCAGGTAGAAACAAAACATTTATTATACAGACAGGCAACTATCCTATCTTTACTACAGTGAACAGTAACAGTACACCAGGCAACTATGCTGATGACAGTACAAGTACATCACTTACACAAGCACAAGACATTACATTAGAAGGCATGACACTACAACACAACTTAGGAAGTTTCACAGGTATTGAACTTGTAAGTTGTAAGAACAGTGTGTTTAAGAACTTACAGATAAAAGGACCGTGGACATCAGGCATAGGTATTGTTGCGGCAAGTATTGGAGTTAGCATGGACAACCTAAGTACAGTTGTTGGTTGTTTCAATAACTTGTTTGATGATGTTAAGATTGATGGCTTTGCTCACGGTGTTAAGAGTGATGACGATGTATACGAAAATACATTTACAAATTGTTTGTTTGATCTTTTATCATACGGAGTATGGTTTGGAGAGAACACAATCGTAGGTGCTCAAGGACAATCAACAGGACCACAAAGAAACTTGTTTGAAAGTTCTACATTTAGTAACATTGATAGAAACGCAATCATTTTCCAAACAGGCAGATACAATGTAAGTTCAAATAACAAATTTTTAAATGTAGGTAACAACGGCGGTACAAGTACTGCGGCGGCTTACACTATTATCAATAGTGTACAGGAAGGCAACAAGACTTGTGGCGATTGGTTTAGCAGAACAAACGATCTTATGTTAGATACTGCTTTCCAAACTACACCTTACATTTCAGAAGTACAAGGACCAATCCATTCAGGATATAGTTTTAGTAATAAGATACAAACAATTCAACAGAACTCATTTGAAACTATCTTTAGACTACCAGGTGACTATACTCGTACATACATTATTGAATACCAATATAAGAGTAACCAAGTAGATGCTATGCGTCAAGGTATATTAGAAGTTATTGTTAACAAAAGCAATGACTCAGTAACATACAGTGACACATATGACTATAACGGAGATGCAGGAATTGCAGACAAGTTAGAGTTAAAAGCACAACTATTTGATATCAATTCTGATACTGTTAACGACACGTTAGCAATTAGAATGAAGAACACCGTGGTTAGTGAAAATGCCGACTTTACATACAAAGTATCAATTAAAAATTAAATAGTAACATAATGTTTTCAGAAGTATATGAGGATAGATTAATCAAATGGAAGGCACTCCGAGACACACTCGAAGCATCGAAAGATCCGTTACGTGATGTTGTAGAAGCCTACTCACATGCTCCGGTAGTACATAACAAGAGTATTAACATATGGGATAACCGAACTTGGCGTGGTCCATGGGAACTTATTCAGGAAAATGGTTACACAGAGACTTGCATTATTTTAGGAATATGTTATACTTTACAATTAACAGAACGGTTTTCCAAGAACCGTTTTGAGATACATATTATTACGGAAGTTGAAAAACAGGAAACCTTTATGCTCTTATCTATAGGACAAACTTTTATACAACCTATGGGCAAAAGCATAATACAACACAACGAAGCGCCAGGAAGTTGGGTACCACAAAAGGTATATCCAATGCCAGCTCTTCACTAAATATTTTTTTGCATAATGTAAGAAAGAAGAGGAAGTCGAATGTCAAATATTAACATAAAAAAGCGTGATGGTTCCAGCGAGCCATTAGATGTAAACAAGATCCACAAGGTAGTAGAATTTGCATGTGAAGGATTAACAGGCGTTAGTTCATCGCAAGTAGAAATGAGTTCACACATTCAGTTTTACGATGGTATGTCGTCAGACGAAATTCAAGAAATTATGATCAAGTCTGCAAATGATTTGATTAGTTTAGAAAATCCTAACTATCAATATGTGGCGTCACGTTTATTATTGTACGCAACATACAAAGATGTCTACGGCGAATTCGACAATGCTCCTCTTATGCAAATGATTAAGACAAACATCGACCGTGGTGTTTACGATCCAGACATCTTAGAACAATACTCAGAAGAAGAAATATTAACATTAGACAAATACATTAAACGTAACCGTGATGAGAACTTTACGTATGCAGGACTAAGACAAATTGTTGACAAGTACCTGTGTCAAGATAGAAGCAGTGGACAACTGTTTGAAACTCCTCAGCACATGTATATGATGATTGCCGCAACTTTGTTTGCAAATTATCCTAAAGCGGAAAGAATGTACTACGTAAGGAGATACTATGACGCGACCTCGCTTTTTAAAATCAACATACCGACCCCTGTTATGGCAGGCGTTCGAACTCCTGTTCGCCAGTTTGCTTCTTGTGTTCTTGTTGATAGTGATGATAGCCTCGATTCCATTTTTAGTAGTGACATGGCTATTGGACGTTACACGGCCCAAAGAGCAGGCATCGGAATTAATAGTGGAAGAATTAGAGCCATCAACTCAAAGATCAGAGGAGGAGAAGTAGCACACACAGGTGTTATTCCTTTCCTTAAAAAGTTTGAAAGTACTGTACGTTGTTGTACACAGAATGGTGTACGTGGCGGTAGTGCTACTGTCCATTTTCCATTGTGGCACAAAGAGATTGAAGACATCCTTGTACTAAAAAATAACAAAGGTACAGAGGACAACAGAGTACGTAAGTTAGATTATTCAATTCAACTTAATAAATTAATGTATGAAAGGTTTTTGGCTGGTAGCGAAATAAGTCTTTTCTCACCACACGATGTGCCAGGACTATACGAAGCATTCTATAGCGACCAACAAGAGTTTGAAAGACTTTATAAGTTAGCAGAAAAGGATCCTAAGGTTAAAAAGAAAACTATTCCAGCAATGGAACTGTTTAGTTCAATGTTAAAAGAACGTGCTGAAACAGGACGTATCTATCTTATGAACGTTGACCATGCTAATACACACAGTTCATTCAAAGACACAGTGTACATGAGTAACTTGTGTCAAGAGATTACATTGCCAACTAAACCATTGAAGCACATTGATGATGAGCAAGGTGAGATTGCATTGTGTATCCTTTCTGCAATTAACGTAGGTGTACTTAAAGAGTTAGATGACTTAGAAGAACTATGTGAACTTGCCGTTAGAGCATTAGATGAAATTATTGATTACCAAAGATATCCTGTGAAAGCGGCAGAAGTATCTACAAAAGCAAGACGTTCGTTAGGCGTAGGTTATATTGGACTTGCACACTACTTGGCTCGCGAAGGAGTTAAATACAACGACAAGAAAGCATTAACAAAAGTACACGAACTGTCAGAAGCATTTCAATACTACTTGTTAAAGGCTTCTAACAAACTTGCACAAGAGAAAGGTAAATGTGATTACTTTGATAGAACAAAATATGCTGATGGCTTTTTACCAATTGACCATTACAAAAAAGAACTTGATGAAGTATGTAACATTAAACTAAAGTATGATTGGGAAAATCTTAGATCACTTATCGCTGAGTCCGGCCTACGGCACTCAACTTTGTCCGCACAGATGCCATCGGAAAGCAGTTCCATTGTGTCGAATGCCACAAACGGTATTGAGCCACCTCGAGGATACTTGTCCGTTAAGAAAAGCAAGAAAGGGCCTCTTAAGCAGATTGTTCCACAATATACTACATTAAAGAATTACTACACACTACTTTGGGATATGCCAAGCAATGATGGTTATATCAATATAGTAGCAGTAATGCAGAAGTTTTTCGATCAAGCCATTAGTGGTAACTGGTCATATAATCCAACACACTTCGAAAACAATGAAGTACCTATGAGCATAATGTTTAAGGACTTATTGAACACATACAAGTACGGTTGGAAGACAAGTTATTATCAGAATACTTATGACTTTAAAGGTGCTGATGAAGTAGAAGAACCGAAAGAAGAGATAAGTACTCCACTTGTCAATGTAGAAGTTCCAAGAGACCAATTTAACGGTTCTGATGAAGAATACGAAGAATATTGCGACTCTTGTGCAATTTAATACTTGACAAACTTAAATAAAGATAGTAACATATACAAGTACATAGAGAGAGGTGCATAAAGCAAATGTCAAAGAAAACAGTGTTCAATAAGAACAAAGTAGATTTCACAAAGCAACACATGTTCTTTGGTGAGGATCAGAATACTCAGAGGTATGACGTATTCAAATACCCAGAATTTGATAAACTTAATCAGACAATGTTAAGTTATTTTTGGAGACCTGAGGAGGTTTCCCTTCAGAAGGATAGGGCGGACTATGCACAGTTTCGTCCAGAGCAAAAACATATCTTTACAAGTAACTTGAAATATCAAACGTTACTTGATAGTGTACAAGGAAGAGGACCATGTCTTGCTTTCTTGCCATATGTTTCTGTACCTGAATTAGAAAGTTGTGTTGTAGCATGGGACTTCTTTGAAACTATCCATAGTCGTTCATATACACATATTGTTAAGAACGTCTATCCTGATCCAGCAGAAGTGTTTGATACAATCTTAGATGATGAGAAAATTATCGAACGTGCTGAAAGTGTTACAAAAGAATACGATAAGTTTTATAATATCGCTACTGATTACTTTGAAAGAGGTAAAGGCGATTTATACGAAGTTAAGAAACAACTGTACAAAGCAATGATGACTGTAAACATCTTAGAAGGTTTACGTTTTTATGTTTCATTTGCATGTACGTTTGCATTTGGTGAACTTAAACTTATGGAAGGGTCTGCAAAGATCATTTCATTAATTGCAAGAGATGAAGCAACACACCTTAACCTTTCAACGCACATTCTAAAGCATTGGGCGAAAGGTGATGACGACAAGGACTTTGTTAAGATTGCAAAAGAATGTGAAGAAGATGTTTATCAGATGTGGAGAGATTGTGTTGACGAAGAAAAACGTTGGGCAGACTATTTGTTCAAAGACGGATCAATTATTGGTTTGAACGAGAACTTACTACATGCCTATGTAGAGTTTATTGCTAACAAGAGATTGAAAGCACTTGGTCTTAAAACAATTTACGATCGTCCACTTAACACTAATCCTTTACCTTGGACACAACATTGGTTGTCAAGTGCAGGATTACAAGTCGCACCACAAGAAACAGAAGTCGAGAGTTATCTAATTGGTGGAATTAAACAAGACGTAGAAAAAGATACGTTCAAAGGATTTACTCTATAACCAAAAGCAAAGGAAGTACAATGAGCAAACAACCAACAGTCGTTTATTCAAAACCATCTTGCCCTTCGTGTGTTAAAGCAAAGGCACTATTAGATAATTTGAATATTGAATACACAGTAAAAGAAGTCGGAACAGACTTAACCCGTGAGCAATTACTTGAAGAATTTGAAGTAAATGGTATGCCACAGCCAAGATCGGTACCGCAAATTATCCTTAACGGTAAGTATATAGGAGGCTATGAGGCTTTGGCTTCATATGTTGAAGAAACCGGAATGGAAGGAATTAAACAATAATGCTAATTGAAACACCATACAAAAAAGGAGATACTGTATCTATTAAACTCGTATCAGGAGAAGAGATAGTTGCTCGTATTGAATCTATTGGAGATGATGTTTACAAATTGCATAAGCCGTTAACACTGATGCAAGGTCCAAAAGGTCTTGTGTTAGGTTCCTTTATGATGACTGCTAATCCACTTGCAGATATTACACTACCAAGAACAAGTGTAATGGTTATTGCAGAGTGTGAGAAGGAGACACAGAAGAAGTATATTGAAGTAACCACAGGGATTAAAACATTATCATGAGCAACAAATTAATTTTAATCGATATTGACGGTACAGTCTTAGACTGGAAGAACAGTTTCTTACAATTCATGGCTTTGGAAAATATTGTTGAAGTAGACAATACAAAATACAAAGTTACTGAATGGATGCAAGAACGACATGGTAAAGAGATAAGTGTAGAACAAGGCAAGTTCTTAATCGAGTATTTCAACAGAAGTGCTTGGATCGCTTTCTTGGAACCATTGAGAGACAGTGTAGAGGTTATGAAAGCACTTAAAGAAAAAGGCTATGAATTTAAGGCTATCACATCATTACACACGGACAGGCCTGCACAAGCACTACGCAGAATGAACTGCGAAGATGTGTTTGGTAAAGGCACTATTTCCGACATTACCTTTTTGCCTACGGGTGCTGACAAAGATGAAGCACTTGCAAAGTACGAAGGTTCAGGGGCCTGGTGGATAGAAGATAAGGTAGAAAATGCATTGGTCGGTAAACGACTTGGACTGAACCCTATCATCATCGAACACGAATATAATAAGAACGAATTCGTAGACGGTATTCCACTTGCAAAGTTCTGGAGCACCGTTTATAAACACATTACAGGAGAAAGATATGTCAACAATTCATGAGCAAATTATTGCTGAATATGAAAACTATTTAAAAGAGTCAGAGTCATTCGATACAAAGAATGTCAAAGCGGCGGCGGCAAGAGCAAGAAAAGCCTTAGGTAACATGGGTAAACTTGCAAAGTCAAGACGTGCTGAGATTCAAGAGAAGAAAAACGCTCTTTAATTTCTATAAACTTAATACAAGGAAACAGTACTTTTTTGTACTGTTTTCTTGATAAATAGATTCCTATAACTAAATATAAGTATAAATTAGAGGGTACTTAATAATATAATGAACAACGGAAATTTAAAATGGTATAATCCTGTAAAAGGATTTGGTTTCATTACGCCAAGTGGTGCAACCAAGGACATATTTGTCCATATTTCAGAATTCAAAAAAGCAGGCATAGTTGAGGACTCTATCGTTGAAGGTATGGCATTAACATACGACGAAGTAGAGTTCAGGGGCAAAACTGTCGCCGGCAATCTTAAAAAAGTCTAATCCTATGAAGTGTACTCAAGGCGATGTAGCCCACATCACTTTTTCCATACGACCACAAAATGTTGGCTTGATAGTAAAAGTAAAAGAGTATATAGGAAAGTTTGAAAAAGGCGAGCAATTCCAATTCAGAGGTATGCCTTGCCAATGCTTAATATCTGACCATTACTGGTGGATAGAAGCAGAAGACATCACAACATTACTTGGGCCAAGTCCCCAAGCCTACATAGCAGATAGTTGGTTAGAACCAATTAAACAGCCTAAAAAAGCAATAAAAGTTAAAAAAGAGGTTGACATCTTAGCCTAAAGATGTTTAAATAGTATTGTAACGTTGAAGCGTGGCGACAACGAACTGGACCCGGGTGCAATTCCCGGCACCTCCACCAATCACTTAAAACACATCACGGTGTGCTTTGAGGGGGTGATGTAGGATCGACAGGCGGATTAGGCATTGTGGAGTTACCGGTAGGCGATGACCGTAAATCAAGCAAAACTATAGACGCAAACGAAAACTTTGCTCTTGCCGCATAGTCTAACTATGTGACGGGGTTGGCAACTTACCTGGCAACAGAAAAGTTGCACTTAACAAAGCCGTCGGCAGAGAAGGACAATCAAATGAGAACAGGTATTTTAGCAGGAGCCTTTCTTATGGCTACCGTATCATCAGCACAGGCTGAGATTGCAGTAGTGCAAGACCATTACAAAACTGTTATTAACAAGCAACCATATGAAGTGCAAGTATGCACAGACAGACCAGTATCAGGGGACAAGTCAGGAGACATGTTAACTGGTGCAATCGTAGGTGGCATCATTGGTAATAACGTAACCAAAAATGTTGAGAATGGGGGAGCAGTTGGAGCCCTACTTGGAGGCATTATTGGACACAACAATAGTAAAGCCAAATCAGGAACTGCAAGGTTCTGTACTGTAGAAACACGTTATAACGAATCACAGGCTGAAGTGTATTCACACTCAACCGTCCGTTTTACACATAACGGTAGAAGTTACAGTTTACGTTTTACAAAGTAATATATAGGGGACAAGTGTTACGGTAGCACGGCTGGCTCCAACCCAGCAAGACAGGGTTCAATTCCTTGGTCCTCTGCCAATTCCGGTTGACTTTATTAACTAAAGAAAGTATAATAATAATATGAGAATAATAAATCTAACCGTGCCTTTTAATCATACCATTATATATGATTACTATTCGCCACGTGATGAAAGTTTAATTTGGAAAGAACTTAATGAATTAAGTCCTGTTCTTGCAGACAAGAGAGCAACAGGTGATCCACGAAGCAACGGAATGCTTGGATTAAGTTTGGATTGGTATTACAAAGATGACAGAACCAAAAGTCATACACTTCAAGCAAACAGATTAATTTATAGTATTACAGATGAACTAAAAGAAAATCCTTTTATGAAATATTTGGATATGGCTAATGAGGATTTAACACAGGTAAATTACTATCCAGATGGTAGTTCATATGCACATCATGCCGATCATGCAACAATTAGTGCAGTAACTACATTTTGGAAAGTACCCAAAGAATTTACAGGCGGAGAACTAAAGTTCCCAGAGTATGAATATACTCCGCACATGGATAACAATACTATTATTCTATTTCCAAGTTTTGAGCAACATGAAGTATCCACAGTTATTGGTAAAGGACGTTTTTCGATCAACCAATTCTACTTCATTAATCGTTGACAAACACCAAAATATATGTTACATTTATAATACAATTTTAACTTTGAGGTATTACTTATGACGATGCATCTTGAACGAGGACTTACAACACTTAATACTCGTAAGCCTAAGAAGAAAACAAAATTTACAAAAAAGCAAATAGAGAAGTGGACCTCGGAGTTAAAGAAACATAATAAACAAATGCGTAGGGTACATTGCCATCATATGCAAATGACACTTGATGACTATATAGATTATATCCACGGTCGTTACAAACGTAAGACAGAAACAGTTATGAGTACACCGTGGCATTATTCTGGACCACAGGTTCGCGAAACTGAACACATTCCATCATTATCATCTAAGGACAGTTTTGGTCCTGCAAAGAAGAAAGAACCAATGCACTATACAGGTGAACGTAAACTTGTAGGTATTGCTATGATGCACAAGTCAAACCTTGTGCCTGTGTTTGCAGACGATGATGACAAGAACGGACAAAAGGCCGCAACCGAATATGCACAAATGCGAAGGAACTAAATGGGAAAGACTGTAAAACACTTTTGGAATAGAGTACGGAAACCTGTACTCGTAATAATATTAATGATAGGAATTGGACTTGGTAGTTATGGAGCAGGTACTTTCTTTCCTAATTTTTGGGTAGAGAATAACATTATACAAAAAGCCAAGGCTTCATTTCAAAATGAATGGAAAGCATTTGGTTTTGTACAACCAAGCATTGAATACACAAACGATATTGAATTCATTAGTGGCGTAGGACGTTGTGTGGACTTTTTAAACATGACTATTGAACATGAACAACGTGTTCCTAAGATGATTATTATAGCAATGGCAGTTTTGGAAACTGGCTATGGCAAAAGTAGATTTGCAGTAGAAGGCAATAACTTATTTGGTTACAGGACGTGGGATCCAAAAGCACCACAAATGAAACCATTAGAATTACCTGACGCAGAGTTTGGTGTAAAGAAGTACAAAACCAAATGCGATAGCGTCAAAGATATGATTCGTAATGTAAACGAGTATCATGCATACGAAGAATATCGAGTTGAACGTGCAAAACAATTAGACTCAGGTAAGATAGACTTGGATAAACAAATTGATTTGTTGTCCGAGTGGAGTACAAACCCAGAATATACCAAACTTGTTAAAATGAAAGTTAATAAAATCAAGAACATTTTGGCTAAAAACAAATTGGCAAAATAGTGGTTGACTTTTTATATAGAGTTGTATATACTGTTAAGATAATGAATAGGCTAACAAGGAGACTAAAATGAAAACATTGGCAACATTGGCTGTAGCAACATTGATTGTTTCTGCCGCCGCAACACAGGCAAATGATAATCCAATTATCAAAGATGTTGAGAACGCAAAAGACTTTGCAGTTAACAACAAGGTATCACAGTTTGTTATTAACGAATATAACAAAACTGTTGAGTTCCAAAAAGATAGTTGGCAACAGGCTAAAGATCAAACGGCAAATAACAAAAAGCAAATCGTTGGTATCTTTGATAATATCAAAGGTGCTTTCACACACTATTTTGTTAAGGAAGGCAAGTAGATGAAAGGCGTATTAAAAAATGCAGTATTAGGCATTGCTCTCGTATCCATGTTGGGTGCTTGTAGTACAATGACTACTGTTTCCGAAAGAGACACTTATGCAGAACCTAAATGGTATGCAAAGTGTAAACAGATTGGATCAGAAGGAGGTTTCTTATTCTGGTTTGGTACTGACTATGTATATTCTTGTGGTAAAGGTGTGTCTTGGAATGACCAGGCGGCTGTAGCACAAGCAAAATCTTTCGCATACAAAGGCGTTGCTGAAAGAATACACAGTAATATAAAAGCATCTACGAAAGTAGATATCAAAGACAATGGCAAGGTTACACGAACTTATGTTGAGCACATTGTAGATAAAACTGCAATCAGTCGTCAACTCGAAGACGAGAAGTTTACTTTTAAGATGGGTGATCAATATCACACATTTATGAGAGTGAAGATGACTAAAGATGTATTTGAATCTTTAATCGCTCAAGCAAAAATGACAAAGAGTTAGACTATGTATAATATCTTTGTATATGCACTCGTAATCTGTTTTTTCATCATGCTTGGGGCCTGTAGTTCGGCACCCAAGAACTTGGCCAAGGCTCCTCAGTATTGTTATACTGACGAAACTATTGAGACCACAAACGGTGAAACAAGCAGTTCAACCAAAGTCGAATGTACTGATAGACCCAATCTAAAGAACAACATGATTGTGAAAACAGGCATTGCAGACAGTTGCAGGCCACACTATTACTATGTTACTATTGCAGGTAAGCAAGAACAAAGACGTGGCTTTGTATGTCGTAAACTTGATGAGAATGGAGAACATGGTGGTTGGGAGATTATTAATCCTAAGTTTATGTATTAGTTTAGCGGCCTGTGGCACAACTAAACGTACCTACGTAAGCGACTCTGTAGGCAGTAGTGCTAACACAAGTTACTCACCTAACACTTCATACATAAACATGGTAGCAAACTTTGCCAAATGGAAGGCATACAAACTTCCTGAAGGCGATCAGATGCTACAAGAACAAGCAGTATTCTTTGCATTAGACAATTTACAAGAAGGTGATGTCACCGAGTGGATTGGAGAAAGCAATTCAACACATGGTAAGGTCAGTGTAGTTATGACTTATCCGATGGGTGGAGGGTTTTGTAGAGTTTTACTTTCACAAATAAACTACAAACAAAAGGTTCGTAGTTTTAAGGAAACCGCATGTAAGAACGGAAGTTCGAAATGGCGCTTTGTTAGATAAAGTAGCATAAATGTTGTGGTTATAACTACGATAAATATTACGTTAAGGAGATAACTATGATATTCGGACTCATTACCTTTTTAACTGCATTAACAATTAGTGCAGTAGCAATATACTATTCCGTAGCAGGACTGGCGGCTATATTTGCCGCGGCCGTTATCCCTATTATTGTTATGGGTGTATCACTTGAAGTTGGTAAACTTGTAACGGCAGTATGGTTGCACAGGTATTGGAGCAAGGCTACCTGGTGGCTTAAGACTTATCTCTCCATTGCAGTATTCATTCTTATGTTTATTACAAGCATGGGTATCTTTGGTTTCTTATCTAAAGCACATATTGAACAAACAAGTATGTCGCAAGAACAAGTTGCTCTTATAGAAACACTTGACGACAAACAGAACAGAGCATCAGCAAAAATTACAAGATGGCAGTCAGAACTTGATCGCTTAATGAAGGGCGAAGATGTTAGAGTAGACAGCCTAATTGAAAAAGAACAAGTTGCACTCAAAGAACTGTATGCACAGATCAAAGACGAAAAAGATACAGCCAGAGAAGATGCAGACAAACAAATACAACTACAAAACGATAGATTAGAACAAGCCAAAATACGTAAAGAAGCAGACATTAAAGCGGCCAAGGATAGATTCGAAGGCAGTTTAGGTGGTGGTACAAAATACGATGAAGCAGTTGAAAAAGCAAAAGCAAACGAATTAAGTGTTGCCAGTTCAGCACAAAGAGAAATTAGAAAGATCAACGAGAATCTAACAACTGTACTTGCAGATATTGATGCCAAGTATGTAGACAGCATTAAAGCAATTAACGATAGAATACAAACGTTACGTAATCAAGCAAATACTAAGACAGTAGACATTGACAGTCGTGTAGAAGAACTTGAAAAGTTTATTGAATTAGAGCAAGTTAAGATTGATGAAGTACGTGAAGAAAAATTTGTTTACGAGAAAGAGTATCGTAAATTAGAAGCAGAAGTAGGTCCAATCAAATACATTGCAGAATTTATATACGGCGAAAATGCAGACAACAACTTACTTGAAGAAGCAGTACGTTGGGTAATTATTGTTATTATATTTGTATTTGACCCACTTGCAGTATTACTACTAATTGCATCACAATACACATTTAACTGGGCAAGAGAACAAAAGGGCGGAGGTAGTTTGCCCCCAAAGTCCGATCCAGATAATTCACCAACCAGTCCCACTCCTGGTTACACAGATGAAGAATGGGACCAAGCACATAGAGAAAATTACGAGTTTGATAGAGCAAAAGTAATCGATGCTAACGAACCACCTGAAATTGTTGAACCTGAAGAACCTAAAGAGAAAGAAAAGACTACTTCTGAACTCTTAATGGAAGGCTTCAAAGAAGAACAAGAACAACGTGCTATCGAAGAACAGAATGAAGAATGGGCCGATATGTATGCACAGGCAGACAATACTCTACCTAAAGATAGTGTTGCAGAGCAAATTGAAGATGAAACACTTAAAGAACTTTCTAACTTAGACAAATGGAACGAGTGGGTAGAGAAAGCAAATGAAGAAGCAGAAAAGAATCCAGAAGAGCCAAAGAAAGAACTTCCAGACACCAAGAACAGAATCTTTTACAGTGCAGAAGTAGAGGATCAAAAAAAAACTCCGGAAGGAATCAATTACATGAAAAAGGAAGGCAACAAGCAGGTCCGAAAGACCAGTACACCGAAGTCATAGAGCCTTACACTCAAAACGCAGAACAAGGCGATAAATCACTTTTCAAAGACATCCTTAAAAGACGCTAATAAGTACTTGCATGGGAAAAGAATTAAAAATGAATCTGATCACTGCTCCGGATACATTGCAAAATGATAATCCAAGCATACTTCTTGTTAACCCAAGTGACGTAGATAAAAACCAATTTAATGATATTGCAAAAGACTTTAAGAGTGATATCAATTTATATCTTTATCAAGAAGACGTACCAGAGGATACCGACCAGTGGCTAATTAATGCCGCTAATATAGTAGATCACATTTACGTGAACTTAGACAACTCAAAAAAAATTGAGTGGCTAAAAGGGTGGTTGTTGAAGTTTAACAAAACTTTTTACTTGACAAACACCGACCATATACCGTATAATATTATTAATGTTAACAAGGTGTATGATATGACCCAAGTAGCAGAAGGAGTAAAGTACTTTGAGGTATGATAAAGGCGAGAAGAAATATAAAGGATTACACGTTGAAGTTAGAAATGGGGACATTAATGGTGCCCTACGCAGATTCAAACGTAAGGTCAATGAGGACGGTGTGCTACTCACACTAAAGGATAAACAGGCTTATACAAAGCCAAGCGAGAAACGTAAGATGGCAAAGGCCGCAGGTCGAGCAAGACATCTTAAGAAGATCGCAAAAAGGAAAGAGGAATATGGCTATTGAATTAAAAGCAGACTTATGGTTCCCAAGTATCGTTTGGGCAACATTAGACTTAGGTGCAGACATTGCCTGGCTTAAACAGTATGCAGATCAAATGCGTAATGCAAACCCAGACGGTGTAAGGATTAGTAACTCCGGAGGTTGGCAAAGCAATAGCATTGAATGGCCTTTCTTTAATGATAAAACATGCCCACCTGAAATGATGAAGTTTCAAAAACAACTTGATGAAGCAGTTGGCATTGCAACTACACAAGCAGGCTTTCCGCCATTGCACATGAACAATATGTGGTTCAACATCAACGGACATAAGGATCATAACTTACTACATGACCATCAAGGAAGTTTGATCAGTGGCGTACTTTACACAAATGTAATTGACCCAGACAAGATGGGTAACATTGAATTCCATAGAGAAGATAGTGCAATACATTTTATTCCACCACTGGATAGATACAATCACTTTACAAGTACAAAGGGTTCCTATGCACCCAGAGACGGATTGCTATTGTTATTTCCAAGTTGGCTAAAGCATAGTGTAAACAGTAATATGAGTAAGAGTGAACGTTATAGTATAAGTTTCAACTATGGCGTTGGATCACCACAACACATGTGGCAACCAGAAAGACAAAAACCAGTTAGCGATGAAGAAAAGTAATTTATTTGAAACACCATTATGGCAAAGTAAGTTGCCCGATAGCATAGACACGTCTTGGCTTATAGACATGGCGTATGAAAAATATGCAATGGGTAAACTTAATGACTGTAATGGATTTCAAACATTTGACACTGAAGAAGAAATGAGTTTCGCTTTTCCCGTTCCTAAAGGTATACAGTTACAAGAGTATCTTGATACTATGGTAAACAACGTTGCTAAAGAAATGGGACTACCAATGTGTAGTTTGTTGAACTACTGGTTAAACATTAATCCAACAGGTGCATATAACAATTTACATAAGCATAGAAATGCTTTGCTTGTAGGTAATTTATATCTTAAGGTACCTGATGCTACCAGTGGAGGCATTGAGTTTGTACGTGATGATGACGCTGACTACTATGTTCCTACTGATGCAGAATACAATCCCATAGTAGGAACAAGACTTACTATGCAACCGCAAGAAAGAGATATTCTTGTATTCCCCGGCTGGCAACCTCACGCAGTCAAGACTAATAAATCATCTAACGATAGAGTGAGTCTATCATTTAACTACGGAGCAATTAAACAATGAGAATCGAACAAGATGTTAAGTTAGACTATAAAGACGTACTATTCAAACCTAAAAGGTCCAAGTTAGAAAGTAGACGTGATGTAGACTTGACTCGTACGTTCAAGTTTCATAATAGCGGAAACGAATGGACTGGTGTACCTATCATGTCAAGTAACATGGACGGCGTTGGTACATTTGAAATGGCAAAGGTATTACAAGATCACAAAATGATTACTGTTATGCGAAAGCACTATTCATTAGATGACTGGAAAGAACAAAGTCAAGGTGTTAAGATGAAGTACCTAAGTGTTTGCACAGGTACAGGAGTTATCTGGGATCCAGATGCAAAAGACTATGCTACTATGAAAGCAGTCTTAGAAATGTATCCAGACATTAAATTTATTACAGTTGATGTTGCAAATGCTTATCATGAAAACTATGCAGATT